TGGGGCTTCTTTGTACCCGAAAACGACAGCCAAAGCCATGATTAGTGATGATCAGGTCATAATTGACCCACAACCGGCTGAAATCGTCTCAGATGGGCTGCAATCGGTTTTTGAATCTGTCATAGAGCCACGGATTCACTCACCGCTCAATGATTTGCCATCACGCGGCTTTGAACTCATTGATTTTGCCGAACGAATCATCCCAGGCGGCTTTATGCCGTGGCAAAAATGGCTGGCTGAGCACTCGCTCAAGGTAAAGCCGGATGGCCGTTACTACCATCCAATATCGGTGGCTACGGTCGCAAGGCAAAATGGCAAAAGTACCTACATGATGGCTCGAATCTTGATGGGCTTGTTTCATTGGCGCGAAAGCTTGCAAGTCTCCACAGCTCACCGGCTGGTGACATCGCTGGAGCAATTTCGGGCAATTGTGCAAATTATTGAAAGCAATGACGATTTGGCTAAACGAGTCAAACGCATCCGATGGCAACATGGAGCCGAAGAAATCGAAACGCTGGAAGGATCGCGGTTTATTATCAAAGCTGGTGGGTCAGCTGCTCGCGGCTTGAGCAAACCGGAAAGCATTCACATGGATGAAATACGAGAGCTGCACGATATGGAGACATTTGCCGCAATGCGATATACATTGATGGCCGCCAAAAATCCACAGGTCAATTGCTTTTCAACGGCCGGTGATTCACACAGCATTGTGCTCAATCAATTGCGCGAGCGCGGATTAGCAGCTGCCGCCGGAGCAGCCGACAATGTAGGATATTTTGAATGGTCAGCGCCTACCGATGAGATTTCATTGGAAAATGCAGCTTTTGCCAATCCCGGCCTCAATATAACAATCCATCCGGACAATATCCGATCTGTGTTTAATGATCCTGCCGATGTTGTACAAACTGAGGTTTTAAATCGTTGGGTTCAAACAATCTCCAGCGTTATTGGTGCGAAAGAATGGCAAGCCTGTGGCGATGAAACAATTGACCTTTATATTGACAAGCTGACATGGATGGCAATTGATATTTCACCGGACAGAAGAAATGCAGCATTAGTGGGAGCACAAAAGCTTGGATCAGAAAGCTTTGTTATAAAGCTGCTGCATACATGGGAAAACACCATTCAGCTTGATGATCGGGCCATTGCAAATGATGCGGCCGCTTACTGTCGCAAGTATCCGATTGAGTATTTGCTTTATAGCCGGCGAACAACCGGCGCAATTGCCGCGCGCATGGTTCCAGCTGGTATTCCAATCCATGACATGGATTCGGCCTACCCACAAGCTTGTGATGAGCTTTTGGGCGCGATTAACAGCGGCAGACTTAAACACCGAAATCAATCAACGCTGACCGAGCAAATGCTTTCGGCTGTGCGATTGCGTAAAGGCGATGGCGGTTGGGTTATTGGAAGGCGTGCCAGCGGCACCGCTGTGGCCGCTGCCGTAGCAGCAGCACTCTGCACACATTTTGCGACACGCCCAGAAACCGAAATAGACATTTTAGTGGGTTGATGCTTGACATTTTGAGAAAATGGGTGCATGGGATTATTTGACCGCAATCGCACCATTGAAACAGTCGCGCCATTGCGTGGTGCTGATGTAGCTGCACAAATTGGGCCAGCTCCAACACTCGATGCGTTTTATCCATTTGGCGGCGCGGATTATCTCGCAAGCCGCGAAGAAGCAATGAGTGTGCCAGCAATTGCACGCGCACGAAACATGATCTGTAATTCTATCGCCACAATTCCATTAATTACACGCGATAAAGAAACAGGCACAATTATTGACCAGCCAATTGTGATTGATGAGCCAGATCGCAGAGTGCCGGGATCGGTTTCATGGGTATGGGCGTGCGAGGATTTACTATTCACAGGATTTAGTTATTTTCAGGTTCAATCACTTTTTGCCGACACATTTAGAGTGCGCGAAATGTGGAGAGTTGCACCTAATCGCGTTGGCACATTCTTAAACGATACTGGAACGGAAATTCTTTATTACACAGTTGATGGCAAGCAAGTGCCGGAAAGAGGCGTTGGCAGTTTAATTGTGTTTTACGGAAATGATGAAGGCCTCCTTAACAGAGCCGGCCGCACTATCCGGGCCGGTGCGGAACTCGAGCGTGCGGCGGCAATGTATGCGCGCGAACCTGTGCCATCAATGGTTTTAAAATCTAACGGAACGGCATTGCCAGCTGATCGCATTGCAAAATTGCTTGATGCATGGGGCGCAGCTCGCAGAAATCGCGGCACAGCTTTTCTTAATGCTGACATCACAATGGAAACTGTTGGCTTTACACCCGAACAAATCGGTCTTAATGCCGCACGCGAAATTATTGCAACAGAATTAGCCAGAGCCGTTGGCATCCCGGCTTACTTTATTGACGCGCCGACTGGATCATCCATGACATATCAAAACGCCCAAACGGCGCGCCAAACCTTGCTTGATTTTTCACTTTTGCCACTTATGAACAGCATTACCAGCAGGCTTTCAATGCCAGATTTTACGCCATCAACACAGCGCGTGGAATTTGATTTGAAGGCATACCTACGCGGCTCAGAAAAAGAGCGTGCAGAAATTTATAAGATTTTATTTGACATTGGAGCAATCACTACCGATGAAATTAGACAGATGGAGGATATGATCTCATGAAGCTAACAACACCGATGCAAATTACGGCAGCTGATTCAGATGCACGCACAATCACCGGCCGAATCGTTGCATTTAATGAGCACGCAAATGCATCAACAGGCAAGGTTGTTTTTGCCCGTGGCTCAATCGCTGTCAATGATGTGTTTCTTAACCTTGAGCATGACAATACTCGCAGGATTGGGAAAAGTATCGCCATGAATGTAAATGACAAGGAAATGACGGCTACTTTTAAAATCGCTAACACAACAGCCGGCAATGATGCACTTGTTGAAGCAATGGATGGATTGCGCGATGGATTTAGCATTGAACTGGCCGTTGATAATTATGAAATGCAAAAGGATGGCACTATGAAGGTGCTCAATGGACAGCTCACAGCTGTCGCTTTGGTTACTGAACCGGCTGTGCGATCTGCACGCGTTTCAGAAGTAGCCGCATCAGAAGATTCTGAAACTGAAACAGTTGCAGAAATAACAAACCCAAATGAAGGAGACAAAGTGGATAACACTACCGAAAACACCGCTCCTGCCGTTGAACCGGTAGAGGCTCCAGCTGAGGCTGTGCAGGCATCGTCACGACCTGCCTATTACACAGCTCCACGATCACCGATTGTAAATAAGGTTTCATACCTTGAGCACTACCTAAAGGCAACAATTCTGCATGATGAGGATTCACGCCAGTACATCAAGGCAGCAGATAACACAACATCAACAGCACCGGGTATGGTGCCAACACCACAAAGCACACAAGTTGTTAATGCATTGGCAAACGCCGATCGCGGAATGATTGATGCGCTAAGCCGTGAAACATTAGTTGGCGAAGGAATGACATTTGAAATTCCACGCGTTACAGCTGTGCCTACTGTTGCAAACATTGCAGAAAATGGAGCAATTGCAGAATCATCACTTTCAGCAACATTTTTGAGCGTACCTGTTCAAAGCTTCAAAGGTCGCGCAATTTCAACTGTGGAACTCATTGACCGTAGCCGGCCTGAGTACCTAACCGCGCTTTTGCAAAATCTTGAATTCGCTTATGCAAAAGTAACTGATGAATTTGCTGTTGGCACAATTGCTGGTGCAGGTCAGCAAACAGGTGTCAATGCAAACACATCAACAGGTTTCTTGGCTTACACATCACAAGCTGCCGGTGCTGTTTATTCATCATCACTCGGATTTGCTCGCAACATCGTTGTTTCTCCTGGACAATGGACAAATATCATGGGTTACAACGACAATGGCGCACCGCTTTACAATGCAGCGCAACCTAGCAATGCGGCAGGATCAGTCCGAGGCGATAGCTTGCGCGGTGTAGTTTCACCGGGCCTTAACCTCTTTGTTTCTCGCTCAATTGGTAACGCTGGAGCAACAACATCAACCGGAGATTTCTCAATGGCTGTTATTAATCCAGATGCATGGACATGGTATGAGTCACCACGCTTTACATTGCGCACAGCAATTCAAAGCGATGGAACCATTGACATTCTTTACTACGGCTATGCAGCAATTGCTCCAAAGATTCCATTTGGCGCATGTTGGAACCAGACCTGAGCCGAATAACAACTAATCATCGGTAGCGGTCGCTCCCGAACGCTAACGATACGAAAGGAACCGAGATGCCAGCAATAGTCACAGCTTCACAGCTTAGGTCAATTCTTGGTGTCTCGGTTTCCTTGTATAGTGATGCACAATTGGATTCTTTTATAGATTCCGCTGAACAAACAATTTTGCCTTTGCTGACCCAATACCAATCATCGGTGACATTTGCCAATGTAAGTGATTCCGTCATTTATTTCACCACAATGCGGCCAAATTACTTTGTGCCGGGGCAATCTGTTGTTGTAACCGGGGCCGGAATATATAACGCAACATATACAGTCACCGATGATCGGATTGAACCTTACACATTTACAGCTGCCACAGCGGCAGCAGACCGCACATATCCATTGCCATTTATTCCAGCGGCAACAGCGACATTAAGCGGATCATCAGCGGCGCAGCTTTACGCAAACACACCGCCCATTGAAAACGCAATTTTGGTCGTTTCGGTTGAGATATTTCAGAGCATTACAGCTCCCGGCAACCAAATCATGTCAGATACATTCCAGCCGCAGCCATTCATTTTAGGCCGCAGTCTTACAAACAGAGTCGTTGGCCTTTTAGGCCCATTTTTGGATGTCGAGGCAATGTGTCAATGACAATTGAAGCCGACATCCGCACACCATTGCAAACCGCGCTTTCAACTATTGCGGCCAATGTTTATAACGGCATCCCAGAAACCATGACAAGTCCAAGCATTGTTTTAGTACCGGGAACACCGTATTTGGAAAGCGTGTTAATCAATGGCGCAACAACAAAAGTCAAAATAAACATGACTGTCACGGGTGTTGTTGCTTATATGAACAATGCGGCAGCTTTAGACAATCTTGAGCAATTGATGATTGACATCATCAGCACAATGCCCGATGGATATGAAGTCGGCGATGTAAATCAACCACAATCATTGGAAGTCGGTGCAGGTAAATACCTGATTGCCGATTTACAAGTAAGCACCTATTACACCAACTAAGGAGAAATCATGCCAACAACAATCGTCACCGGCAGAGACATCACTTTCACCATTGCTGGTGATAACTACGATGCACAGGCCACATCTGCAATTTTAACTATTGATTCAACAATCAATACATATCAAACTCTGGACGGCAAGGCGTATTACACCACGGATTCGCAAGGCACATTTGCCGTTGAAATGCTTGCCGACTGGCCAGCTGGTGGATCACTTTGCAACGCATTATGGACAGCGGCAGACACCGCACCAAATACACCATTGAGCGTTGTTTTCACAGCTGCATCAGGATCGGTTTTCAATTTTGATGTTCAGCCAGTATTTCCATCAGCTGGTGGAACAGCACCAGATGCACAAACTGTTTCATTGTCATTTACCTGTGTGACCACACCTACACTCTAGAAAGGAAATCGGGAGCATGAAACTACCAATCACAATTGAGTTCGTTACGGGGGAAAGCGCGATTTATACCGCGCTTCCGCCGGAATGGATGAAATGGGAACAAAAAACTGGAAACACCATTCAACAAGTTGCTGAGAAATTGGGAATTGCTGATTTGATGTTTTTGGCGTATCACGCAATGAAGCGCGAGGCAGCCGGCAAAACTGTCAAACCTTTTGAAGTATGGTGCGAAACTGTAACTGACATCAGTATGGGAGAAACCGAAAACCCAAAAGCTACGAGCCGGGAACAATAAACCGGATCATTTGGGAATTGGCCATTGCAACTGGATTGTCACGATCAGAGTTTCAAACAGCGGAAGACATTTTAACTGTATATGAGATAATGAGGAGTCGAAATGGCGAATAAATCTACCAGAGACACCGGCACTTTTTCATTTACGGTTGAACCTTTAGAATTGAGAAATTTATTCAGGCTTTTGTCTGCATTGCCAAAAGAAGTGCAGGATCAAGTCAGAACCGAAGCCGGCTCTATGTCAAAAAGACTAGCCGGGCAAATTATGCAATTTGGCCTTGTAGCTCCAACACCACAAGCAAAATTGGTCATGGAGTCAATTACAACACCACGCGACCGGCTTATCCGGGTTGATATTGGCGGCACAAAGCGCGTTGGCCGTAAATATGGCGGCAAAACAAGCAAAAGCGGCAAGCGCACAAATCAATCACAAGCTGCCGCTGGAACGCTTTTGTGGGGATCAGAATATGGCTCCCATCCCGGTATTGATAGAGCAGGCCGGAGATATACAAACAGATTTAAGGCCGTGGCAAACCCAAGCGGTTATTGGATAACACCAGCTGTGGATTTCTACACGCCGGTTGTGGCTAAAGAATATATTGCAATGGTTCAAACACTTATTAGAGCGAACGGACTCGATTAATGGCAAAAATTCCAAAAGTCACAGTAACCTTTGATGCTGATTTAGATTCGTTAAAAAAAGGCGTTAAAGGAGCAACATCCGAGGTTGATTCATTTGGCAGCAAGGTTGGAGATTTTAGCAAAAAAGCTGCTTTGGCATTTGCTGCCGTTGCCGCTGCCGCCGGAGCAATGGCAATCAAAATTGGCGTGGATGCGGTCAAAGCTGCCAGCGATTTAAGCGAGACAATTTCAAAAGTTAATGTGTTATTTGGTGATACAGCCAAAGACATTGAAAAATTTGCAGATGGTGCGGCAGCATCATTGGGACAAACAAAACAACAAGCTTTGGATGCAGCGGCTACATTTGCCACATTTGGTCGAGCTGCCGGACTTAGCGGCAAGGATTTATCCGGTTTTTCAACCGGTTTTGTTCAATTAGCTTCTGATCTTGCTTCATTTAATAACACATCACCAGAGCAGGCAATCAATGCAATCGGTTCAGCATTACGCGGTGAAGCTGAGCCATTGCGCGCGTATGGCGTTTTGCTTGATGATGCATCATTGCGGCAAGCGGCTTTGGAATTGGGAATTGTTAGCACGACCAAAAATGCATTAACACCACAGCAAAAGGTTTTGGCAGCTCAAGCTATGATTTATCAACAAACGGCAGCAGCTCAAGGCGATTTTGAGCGCACAAGCGATGGTTTAGCAAACCGC